CAATTGCCGGCTTAGGCACAGGCATAAATACCGGAACAGGCACAGGCACTAGTGGAGCAACAACTTCGTTGCAGTTTGATCCATTACAGTATGATACCGGTGTACCTGCTATTGATAGTGGACTTGTTGATCTTGCTGGAAAGTATGCAGATCCTTATGCAGGTGCATTTGTCGGACCTATGCCACAAAGTGATCCTTATGCAGGTGCATTTGTCGGGCCTATGCCACAAAGTGATCCTTATGCAGGTGCATTTGTCGGACCTATGCCACAAAGTGACCCTTACGCAGGTGCATTTGTCGGACCTATGCCACAAAATGCTACAGACTCAACGATTGCCGGCTTAGGCACAGGCATTACCACTCAAGACACTATAGACTCAACAATTGCCGGCTTAGGCACAGGCATAAATACCGGAACAGGCACAGGCTTAGGCACAGGCACTACCACCCAAGACACTATAGACTCAACGATTGCCGGCTTAGACACAGGCGTAAATACCGGTGTTACTAGCGCACCTGCGGTTGCAGTTGATGTTGATGTTGAAGGCGGCGGTGATGGCGGTGGCCCTGGTGGGTGCTTCTTAACCACTGCGGCTGTGTCTCACATGAACCAGAAAGATAACGGGGAGGTACTTAACACGCTTCGTGAGTTTCGCGATTCATACATGCGTAAAAACAAAGAAAAATCCAAAGACGTTGCGTGGTACTACGAAAACGCCCCGCATATTGTGGCTGCACTTGATAAGCGCCCAGATGCGGATAAAGTATACAAAAAAATGTACCGTGACTTTATTAAGCCTGCTTACAACGCCATTCAAAAAGGGAACGAAGCACGTGCGTATGAAATCTATAAAGACGGGATTGACTTTGCCAAAAAACATTCTGGCATAGATACAAAAGAGCTTACCCCTCGTTATGGGTCTAATGCTATGGCCACTGGTTATGCTCATGGTGGCCCTGTTACTCACTATCAAATAGGTGGAGATGTTATGGGGAATATGGCTGAAGCTGAAAAATTGATTAAAGCATTGGAAAGTGGAAAATTAACAGGATATGAGCGCGAAGATGCTTTAAGTAGACTTGCAGAAATTTATAGAAGGCTTGATGGTGGTTCAAACGCCCCTGGTGATTATGCTGGTTCAAACGCGCCAGGCGGTTTAGGGGTTGGCCCTGGACAAGGGATCAATTCTACAGCTCAAAGTATAGCACTAGGGTTAATGGCGTTTGCAGATAAATATCCGGTATTGGCTCCTCTAGGCTTTGCAGCTAAAGGTTTGGGATTCCTTGGTGGGAAATTAGCAGATTCTCAAATAGATAAAATGGCAGAAGCACAAAAAGCATTGGAAACAATCGATAAACAAAACGCTGCCGCATTAGCAAGTAGCTCCTCAAGATCATTTGATCCTTACGGCGGCACAAAAGGTGTTATGTCCGTAACTGATGTAAATGGAAATGTTAAATCATTTGATCCTTATGCTGGGGATTCTGCTAAAGATGCTGGCCGTAGTGCAAATCAAGCTACTGCAGCTGATACCGCTGCAGCTGATACATCTGGTACAGGAGGCTTTACTTCAGGTGCAAATGCTGATGGTTATGGCGGTGGTGATTTAGGAGCGTTCCTTGCAAAAGGCGGCTACATAGGCCGCTACGCACATGGTGGTGCAGTTCGCCACTATCAAGCTGGCGGAGATGTTATGTCAAGTATGGCCGAAGCAGAGAATCTAATTAAAGCATTAGAAGGTGGAAAATTAACAGGATATGAGAGCGACGATGCCCTGAGTAGAGTTGCAGAAATTTATAGAATGTTGGATGAGAGGCCATCTGGTATGGACTTAATTCAGCCAATGCCGGAGTCGATAAAACTTACACCCGTAGAGATCAAGCAAGCTATTGCCAATGCATCACCGTTGACAGCGTTGAAAGAAACGGTCAGCAATAAACCAATTACAGTAGAAGGCGCTCCACTGGTTAGGCAGGTAGACCCTAGGCTCTACGGTGAAACTGACGAGGTTGCTACTGGCCCAGGGTACTCAGCGCCTGTCACCGCCCGAGCTGCACCCCCATCAGTAGACCGAAAATTATTAGACTTAGCAGCAAAATATACAACGCCGGGGTTTACCCCTACATTTGCCGTAGGTAGTGTTGACCCTGGCAAAGACCGAATGGCTCTAATCTCACAGAATGCAATCAAAAACAAAATTGCTAACCCTGTAGTCAATATTCAACCTGAGTATTCTGATGACTCGGCTGATCGGTTGTCTATGGTTAAGCCTAGAGACACTGCAATCCCAATGAGTCCAAACATGGCTGCACTGGAGCGAATGTTGATGGCTACACAGTCTGAAGCGTCACCCTATGCAGTTGAATTGCGTCTTGCTAGGGCTGAGGCAACCGCACAAACTGCAGCTTTTAACAAAATGCTGGAGAACGCAATTAAGGGCCAAGACGATAACAAACCATCTAAAGCTGAAATGTACTTTCGGCTTGCGGCTGCATTTGGTGCACCTACAAAGACGGGGCACTTTGCTGAGAGCCTTGCCGAAGTCAACAAGAGCATGGCAGACCAAGCCAAGGAAACTAGGTTGGCAGGCAAAGCAGGTCAGGCACTCAAGCTGCAACTTGGCTTAGAAGGTGCCAAGGCCGGTATGACTGCAGCAAAAGAAGATGTTAGGGCACTGCAAGGATTGACCAGCGAAGAGATGAAAGAAAAAGCAATCTATAAACGTGAATTGATTAAGGAATATTTTAAATCTGGCGAAGCCCAATCAACTGCTGGAAAGCAAGCACAAGACGAAGGCTTGACCCCAGGGACTCCGCAATATCAAGCTCGCGTAAAAGCAATCTCTGATGAACAGTTTAAGAGGCTGACCGCCGGGGTGGATGCTGCTGTTGCTGCTGCTAAAGCAAGTCAGGCACAAATTGAGGGGGCTGCGGAAAATAGAAGACTTGCTAAAGAAAAGTTTGACGCAGCTAAAGATAAAACAAAAGCAGACGCTGCCAAACTGTCCCCGCCTGAGTTGAAACTTAAGATAGAAACCGAAGATATGATTGGCACGACTCAGCAAGCTATGGATAACTTGCGCCGTGCCTATGCGCTTAACCCTACGACATTTGACAATTCACTGCCTGATCTTGCACAACGTAAAATTCTCGAGGCCGCTGGTAGTAAAGATCCCAAAGTTATAGCTACGCGAGAGCTGGAAAACATTCTTGAGAAAGCAGCACTTTCGGCCCTCAAAGCTACGTTCCCAGGTGCAATCAGTGACGGTGAACGCAAGGCTCTAATGAACACTGTGGGCTTGGGTTCAAAGAGCATAGAAGAAAGAAAGCTGATTATGGAGAGTGGCTACGAGGCACTTAAATCTGTTTCTGAACGAGCCAAGAAACGTCTAAAACTCATCAATGAGGGTCTCTACCGCACTACCACTCCAGCAATTGCAGAGGAGACTGAATAATGGCTGATAAAGTTGTACCTGACCCCTACCTCAACACTGCTCGAGCAGTGTTAGGTCAAGGTTTAGGCATGGGTTGGGGCGACGAGGCTGAGGCTTGGTTGCGGTCAAAGTTGGGCAATGAATCTTACGAGACTGTGTTGCCAAAAATACGGGAGGAGTACGGCCAGTACGCTAAGCAGTACCCCATCACCCAGGGCGTGTCTGAGTTCGTTGGCGGCGCTGCCCCAGGTATTGGTATGATGTTTGTGCCAGGCATGCAACCGGCAGGTTTAATGCGGCTAGGAGCACTAGGTGCAGCAACTGGAGCCGTATCAGGTGCTGGCTCAGCAACCGAAGGCGACCGTGCAAGCGGAGCAGGCGGTGGCGCGTTAATTGGCGGTGGGCTAGGTGTTGGTCTGCCAATAGCCTTACGAGCCTCTGGCGGTGCTCGTAAGTGGCTTAGAGAGCGTCTTCTTCCAACTCCAAAAGTTGTGGAAGACCGGGCACTAGAAAAAATAACTGCGGCTATGCGTGACGCCAAGGTTAATCCCCGGGACGTTCAAGTAAAAATGGCACAAGACCGGGCAATCGGCGTCCCGTCGGTCATGGCCAATGCAAATCCTGCGCTACGTGACTTGGCTGAAGCAGTGGCTCAGCGTACAGGGCCGGGTAGTCACGTTATTGAAAATGCATTGACAGCCCAAAAACTTGGCGCACGAGACCGTGTTCAAGCTCAAACAAAAAAAGCGCTAAAGCCGGTTGATTACTATGGCATGGAAGACAGTCTGACTGCACAGCTGAGAAATAATGCAAAAGGTCTGTACGAAAAAGCATATGCTCATGGAGACGTTGATGACCCTAGGATTGTTGAGGTACTTAAAAACCCACAATTTAAAGCGTTTTTTGACAAAGCTCGGTCCATAGCTGACACTGAAGCTCAAACAGCAAAGCTCAAAGGTGAAGACCCACTTAAGTTTGCATTGCCTGAAATCTACAAGCCTTCTGGTAGGTTTGACGCCAAGGGCAACGAGATATTAGACCTTGTCAAACTGCCTGATGTACGGACATTGGACTACATCAAGCGCGGTATTGATGCCACGATTGATTCTGGATTCCGGGGTCAAGGTATGAGTACAGCAGAAGCCTCAGCACTTAGGGATTTGCGCAAGCAGTTTGTCAATGCCATTGATGAAAACGTGCCTGATTACAAACTTGCTAGACAAACATATGCTGGTGACTTAGAGATTTTGGATGCTTTGCGTATGGGTAAAGACCAGTTTAAGAGTCTTGACCAAGAGCAAATCAAGAAGATGGTTGACGCAATGGGGTCTGGCGAAAAAGATGCCTTCCGAACCGGCGTTGCGCGCAGCATTTATGACATCATCATGGTGCCGTCAAACAATCCAAATACGGCGCAGCGAGTCATTGGCTCTCCAGACATGCAAAAGAAGTTGTCGGCCTTGTTTGACGATCCTGCTGAGTTTGACCTATACAAAGCCGCGCTAATGCGTGAGTCTCAATTGTTTGGGGAATCCAACAAAATTCTAGGTAATTCTGCAACTGCAAGACGCCAAGAACTAGGCAAGTCTTTAGAAGATGATACCGGGATGATTGAAAGTGCAATGGCAGCAGCCACAGGCAACTTTAGTGGTGCATTGAGTAACATGGTCATGGGTGCGATCAGGTCGGGCCAGATGTCCAAAGCACGTGCTGAAAAACTAGCCGAGATGCTGATGGCCAAAGAGCCAAATGAAGTTGCTGCTGCAGTGCAAATGATTGAAAACTATGCAGCCAAGCAAGCACCTAAACAGTTCCGGGCCACACTAGGTGAGGCAGGCACTGTCACCGGTACAAGTACTGCAATCTATCCAGCACCAGCTGCTACAGCGTTTGACATCATGTCACCTACTAGCGACATTGAGAGAGCTTTGCAAGATCGCGATGAAAGTCCAATTCAAGGCCCAGACATTGAAGAAGCATTGAAAAACCGCAACAAAACAAAGTAGAATATTGATGCAGTTGTCAATCTTTAACCCCGCTTCGGCGGGGTTCTTTTATGAGCGTTCGGTAGGCCTCAATCGCATCCTTCAAATCGCACCGCAACTGCTCTAGCTGGTCTTGCTGTTCTTGCAACCGCAGGTAGGCTTCAAGCGCAAACTTGTCCAGTGTCGCCCTGTCCCAGGTGCTGAAGGTAGGGGTCATGATGGGTAGGGACAATCGTCTGGCACAAAAGCCAAACAGTGAATAGATGTGAATCGGTTTTTGAACGGGGTCCACCTATCAATGTAAACATCAGGCATCAGCGCCAATGAGCGATTGATTTGTGATACCTCAACATCTAGCAGCAACGCAATTTGATGGGGAGTGAGCCCATCTGGAGCCTGGGCTAGGGTGTCCCGGATGCGTTTTGACAATACAGTAATAGTCATAATTTTAAAAAGGTGCGTCTTCAAAGTTTTGCGGGTTGAACGGTATCGGCTTGCTTGGCAAAAGTTTGGGCAACTCGGTAGGGAAGGGCCAAATCAATTTGGTAATGTCTGCCAAAGCAATTTGTTCAGATTCCGTCAATACTTTTGGCGGTGCAATAAAAGATTGCACCAACGCATTAAATTGTTGTTGGTCAGTCATTTGTTGCGCTCCCTAAGTTGAGTTTCTGCCCACACCGCACCTTGTGCAAACGTATCCAAAGCTGTGCCTTTCCTGTTGTGAATCTGCTCCCAATCCTCCTCCGTCAGCCCTACCCACGGGCGCTGGGGTGGGGTGGTGTAAAGGGGCTTTCCTTTCTGCCCACTGTAAAACTGTAGTGCCCACTTATCCGCAATCTTTCCGTCCGGCATCGCCCAAAGCACAGGCTCCTGCTGCTGGGGTGGGGTGACATAGCCAAATAGTTCAGCGAACTCCCGCAGCATATATGTCCCGCGAGAGCCATCATCAAACGTAATGTCTGGCGACCCTCCAGCGGTCAAGGACTCCACCGTTCCGAGGCTTTCGTCCTCTAAACAAATCACTTTGTCGCCTACCCGTGGCATACGCATCTTGGCTTTCTGCTCCAGCGCGGTGCGTAGGGCGGCGATGGCCTGTTCGTGCATGGCATAGCAATCTATTGGCTCAAACCCACGCGCATACACTTTCCCATTTTTAGGCTCAACCGCAGAGCACAACGCCTCCAGCGCCTGCTGCGCGGCTTGCCGTAATGTGGTCATGTCGTTCCCCTTGCTCGGATGCGCTCACCGACTTCTTCGTCCCAAACGTTACGGTCGTCAAACATTGCAGCACAAGCCTCACGCTCGGCAGCGGCAACAAGGGCGGCAAATTTAACAACAGACGAATCGAACCAATTTGTGTCATGGTTTGGGTTATCAGTTGCAATTTTCCACATATGTTCAATTTTTTTGATGTTCACGGTGTTCCCTCCTTAATCATCTTCGCAACATCATCCACAGTAAGTCCAAGCGCCTCTAAATCTGATGGTCGGAAAATAAGTTTGGTTGGTGTCAATTTAATCTTTTCGCCAGTCTCATCCATATGTTTGCGGATTTCTATGAGCGCGGCTTCCAAGTTAGCTTCTGTTAATTCAGTCATGTGTTCTTCTCCTTGAGTTTGGCTTCGATGGCATCGGCGTAAACGTGTGTGTCTTCAGTTACAAAATCACGGTTTGTCACCACGCACCAGATGTCGCTTTTCTCCTCATCCGTCAGCCCCACCCAAGGTTTGGCATAGACCTGCGTGTCGTCATCGTCCTGCGCTGCTCGGCGCAGAGCCTCGCGTTCGATGCGCCTGAATTCGTCTTCCTCGCTATTCATAGCATCCCCCAAACAAATCCAGCCAGCCCAGCGATGCCGACCAGGGCAAACAGCACCAAAATGCAGGTAGCAATTGCGTACATCAAATTTGCCAGTCCATAGTCGTCATCGTCATTCATAGCGTTACCTTTCGAGTCTTAAATCCCCTGTGTGTGTAGCATTGAATGCTGCCATCTGCAAGCAACTTCCAGCCTGCGTTCTCTCCGCACAGCTTCTGAATCCGCTCCTCCGCCGTATCTATCCGTGCCTCATGTTCGGATGGACCGTCGAGCAGGTAAGCTGCTGACATAACTAGGGCAATTAGTGCCGCTGCAATCCAGTTTAGCATTCTCCTTCTCCTTTACAAACTGGGCAAATCGAACCATCATATTGACCTTCTCCTGAGCCGGAGCAAGTTGAACAGATGCCTTCCTCTAAAACTTCTGGGCCGTCATCAGCCATATAACTGGCATAGTCGTCGTCATAGTCAATCATTGTTGGCTCCAAAGAATTCTTGTAGGCGTTTGTACAAGGCAAATGCTTTGGAGAGGGGCATCTTTTCAATGTCCAGCTCAAACAATTCAGCAGTCCGCACAGGCTGCTGTTCAACATCAACCGGGGCTGGCAGTTTAGCTTTTGTGGTAGGTAAAACGGGCAACAACTCATACTCCTGCCCAACAGCTGCCCAATGCGCAATAGGGCGGTTAATGCTGGTGCCGCGTGGCCCTTTTAAGCGAGTCAGCTCGTGCCTGGCAAGGGCAATCATCCCGCGTGAGTACATCGAGTTTATTGCCGAACTGACGTTGCCGTTCGGCACATGCAGCATGTTTGCCACACAGGTTGCGGAGCGGGGTATCTTTGAGTCGTGTAGTACTTGCCAAACACGCTGTGTAAGGGGTGGGAGCTTAACACCGGCTTGCGCTAACGCTGACGAGATCTGATTCATAGGTTTTCCTTATAACATTGAGACGGCGAGGCTGCCGTGAGTGCATTGTACAACACTTTTTTGAGTGACATACAATTATTTTGTGACCCCCAGGTCATTAAGCATGGCATGGGCTTTTTTGATGTACCAACCATGGTCAATGTCATCAGGCAAAGAATCCGGCAGAATCATGAGCGGCTTAGCCCCATCGGTCATAGCAACCTTGTTGCCATTCTTCTTGTAGTGTATGGCTCCTAGCTCTTCTTTGGCATAGTACCAACGGACTGCTTTACCTAGGTACTCATTGTTCTTGACGGCTCCTCCGGTAACGGCTCTGACTGAGATGAACTTACGAATCTCTGTACACTCATGGATTGTGGTCTCTATCGGAATGTCAAGCTGTAAGTAATCCACAACGGCCTGCGTACAGATCTGAGTTGTTGGTGTTTTGGACAGGTTTTCATCGGCATAAACACCTTTGACTTTATAGCCACCATTGCGCTTAAATGCAATGTAGTTGTTGATGTCACGCGAGTAGACTGCAGAATAAGACGTCTCTTCAGTGCCAAAGCCTGTTGTTCTTTCCCATCTGGCAACAATGGTCTCCATGGCCGCTTGGTTGCGCTTGTGGTAATAGATGATGATGCCATCAGTATTAGCACTCACAACACTAATCCCTTGTTCTTCAAGGGCCTCAATAAGCATTAGCAAGCTTAGCTGCCCAGTCACTGTTGTTTGAATAAGTAGGTTTGGTCCATAGAGGGCTGACCACCGTGATCCAAATTTGCCAAAGCTTCCGTTGATCGTAACTTTAAGGGCCTCGTTGACAACCTTGTTGCCTTCTCTTTTTGCCTTGATCCTTTTCTCCACAAGGGACTTGTAGACAGTTAAAAAGTCAGGCCCGATGTGTTCAGGATAAAGCTTCTGGTTCAGAATGATGCTGGGATAGTAGCTAGTCACATCACGGTCAACAATGATGTGGTCGTTGCCGGCTATATAGTGGACCTTTTTCTCGCAAGAATGAATCCCGCCAATGCCTAGTTGGTAGGTGCTAGACCCGACCTTGATCTTAAGTTTGCCAACCTCTAAGGGTTCAGCAACATCCCCTTTTTCATCGAGTGTAAATGGCTTGGTCTTAAAAATGTCTAAGGCACGGTCTAGCTCTGGGTGTTTAAACGCAACGAACAACGGAGGGACATAGTTGAATGAAAAGTCTTTAGGCAGACTAGGTCGATAAACTTTCTCTCCCCTGATTGCCTCAATTTGCTTCTTGATGACTGATTCAGCTATTTGTGCATCTGACTTTGAACGCAGCTCCAAGCGGTACTCTTTGCTCATCTGTTCACGCAGCTCAATCTGTTCACTGAGCCGGCCGTATAGGTCAACGGTTGTATCTAGGTCGTTGATGCAATAGCTACTTAGTAAGTCTCTTTCGTTTTGCTTGATTGTTGCATTTGGTTCTATTGGCAAGTCTTGCATGCGCTTACTGTGCAAGCGACCGCCATAAATCTTTAAACTTGCCTTGCCTGGAGCCACCTCAATCAAATCGATGTGATCGATGTACATGCACTTGGGTAAGTTGTATTTTGATTCTGCATCCCAAGCTCTAAGGTCCTTGACGATGATGTCATCTGACAGAGCCTTCAGCGTTTGTGAATCAAAGCCAGCAATGGATCCTTTAAGCAGCAGCAAGTCATAGCGATTGCCATTGAACGTGATGATTGTGTACTTGGACAAAAGGCTTTTAAGTTGCTCAACGTCAAAGTCTTCCCAGTCTGAGCGTTCAAACGTTGCTATCTTGCCATTAGCAACAGACTTAATGGCAATCAAAAAGTAGTTGACATAGCACTCGATGTCAAGTACGGCTTTATTCCGCATACTGACTCCACGCACGACCTGCCAAAACCCACAATTCTTTGCCACTGGATGGGTAGTCTTGATCGGCAACGATGCGCTTTATGCTTGTGCATAGTGCAAGTTTTGTGCAGCTTACACATGGAGCAGTTGTGCAGTACAAAGTGTCGGCTTCATCGACTTGACGCAATCTTGCTATTGCGTTCTGTTCAGCGTGGGCTGACATACACGAGTCAAGTCCAGTGCCGCTAGGCAGTCCGGCTCCTGCACAAGGCACATCAATGCAATGTTGTGACCCTGGGAAAGACCCGTTGTAGCCGGAAGACAAGATGTATCCATTGCCCGTTATAACAGCTCCAACTTGCCTTCTGGAACAAGTTGCTCTTTTGGCAAATTCCCTAGCAACTTGCATGTACGTCTGGTCTAGCGTTGGTCTGGTCATGATGGTTGCCGACCTTCTCTATGCTTGATGTGATTTATGTTAAATATTTTTGAGCGGTCTACGCTGTCATAGCCTCGAGGCTGGATGTATTGCTCACAGTACCGAATCAAGTCACAACCTGGGGCAGCATCTTCAACGTCCATTGGTCTAGAGTTGAACAAGTCACAGAACATTCTTGTGCCGGCATCATAAAAGCTTTGTTTGCCCATTTTGCTTATAGGCTTAAAGACCAGCTCAAGGGCTGCGGTTGCGTTTGCGCCATGATAGCAGTTTGAATTCTCATCAACAAGTTCTGGAAAGTATTCAGCAATGTCCATGACCCACGCGGTCAATACAAACTTGAACCTTCTCCATCCGTGCAGTGTCTGCCAATCCAAACACCAGTCAACAGCGGATTGGATTTTTATCGGTTCGGATTGGTCAACTAACCAATTAAAAAAGTCTTGTGCAAGCTTAGGGGCTATGTCAACCAGGTACTCACGGCCTCCTTGACTGTAACTAGAAGAAGGCTTGTTGAATGACGGAATTTGATTGCCCATTGAACTAAACATTGGGCCTTCAAAGTCTTTGATCAACCGCCTAATTGAGTCTGCTCCATCTGCATTCTTGCAGAGGTAAGGAACGGGCGAGTTGTACCAGCCGTGAGGTGGCAGCTTAGCATCGCCAATCATGGCAAAGCTCGCACCTGAGCCACAAATCCTGTGCACAAGAAAAATGTAGAACCATTCTGCATCATTGAACTTGTCAGCGTAACCTTCACACGCATAGCCATGTTTAATGTTCCATTTGTGTTTTGGATTGTCTTTGCCTAAAAACATTTCTTGCGGAACGTTTGAAAAGCCAGCAGCCCATCGGCTGACTGTGTCATAAATGTGGATGTTGTCTTGTAAAGGGCAGCCACTCTTAGTAGACTCAGGCAACAAGCCAACATTACGGTCTTGCAGCAACTTAGCTCTATGATGATACGCAACGGCTTCTAGGAAGTAAATCGACGGCTCTAGGTTGTAGTCTGCGCAAAGATCCCATTCTTTGTTCAGTGCGTCACGATATGGATGCCTATCAATTTCATGCAACTCCAATGAGTGCAATAGTTCAGGACTATGGTTTAGCATCATGGTCCACGCTCCAAATCAGACATGTCACCCCATTCCCGCTGGCTTTTTAAAGGAATGTATTGGACTTGTTTATACTGAGCCACAACTTTGTCATCGGTGCCGACGTTTATGAAGATTGAATCATCAATGCCAAAATTTTCAAAGTCTTCCCAGCACTTAGCATCATAGTTTGCTGTTGACGGAAAAGGAGGTCGTTTGTTTAGCGGTACGTCTTTTAAAAATGGCTCAGATGCTGACCATAGAATTGCGTTGCCGATTTCCCCGTCATGCATATTGCGGGCAACAATTACTCCATGACACGCTGCTTTAGGCCAAGCTATTTGCAATGCACGAATGGCTGTTCCAGTAGACACTGACATCCAAATCTCGCTAGGATCTTTACCTAGTTGTTCAGTGATAAGTCCTGCAAGATTGATGATGCCTGCTGTCACCAATGGCGTTTTGCCTAGTCCAAAAGGCAAGTACTTTGCTCCATGCTTTTCAGCCCACTTTTTAGCGTAGCTGTTTAAGGTTGGCATTGCTGCAATTTTGATAAAACGCAAGTCAGACCCGTAAGACAACAATGCTTTTTGATGCATTGAAGGTTCACCTGATGCTGGACAAAAGAACACGCAATGTTTGCCATAAAGTTTGGCAAGGGTTGCAATTGCATCCATAGCCATACCTACACGAGGTGCACAATAGACCAAGACGTCTTCTTTGCACTCGGCTATCAACTGCTCAGCACCATAGCCTTTCAAGCTGCTTGCACTGGCATCGCCTCTGAATACCCACTTTTTGCCGTGGACTTGGACTACTGGGGCTGACAACTTTGACTTAAAGTCATTGCGCATTGCAATGTAGTAGGACCTTGCATCATGTCTGCCCCAGCCCGCCGGGATGTCCATGTTTGACTTGCTTGTTGTGCATGTAAAAATGCTCATAGTTGACCCCAATCAAAACGACGGTAAAAGGGCGGTGCAATGTGCACCGATGAGTTAAGCTCCATAAAAATGTTGGCGTACTCTTCAGGGTCTACAGAGTACCAGCTGCTTGGCGGACTGATCAAGCATTGTTGGCTCATTTTGTCCATGAACAATTCAGTCCAACACTTCCTTTGATCTACAGTCCCGCTGAATGGTGTTCCTTTATAAAAACCTGTTTGAGGAATCTTGCGCTTTTCCCATTCGATTGGTACAGGGGCGGCAATCTCAACTTGGACGTCATACTCATCCGCTAAAAAGTCGGCCACATCTGAGTAGTTGCTGCATAAGTCAATGATGGCTTGTTTAGGGGCGCTCTGTCGACCGATATGATGTCGGATGTCTATTGATCCACAGACTAATGTTACGCGCCTTGGTTTGTGAACCAAGCGGCCTATTTGCTCAACAAAATGGCCTTTTTGCAATGCCCCATGCAAAGTTAGTCCGTTGGTCCGGATTACACCAGATCCGCTATCTGCAAAGGCTGTTGAGTGACTGTCACCGATTGCAACTACGTCATTTTTAAGATCTTGCTGAGTCAGTGTGGTCGAGGCTTGAAGGCGTGCATCCAAGTTGGCCAAAAGGGCAGACGTCAGCCTAGTTGAGCATGTGGCTTGGCCTAAGCGTTTAGACAATTGATGAGCATAGTTTGGCATAGGCCAGTCTAGACTAACCAACTGGCCTTTGTAGTTTGCCAACTCTTCAAGCTTGTCAACTAAGCTTTCACTGACCCCTCCAAACAGATTGAGTACCCCGCCAAAATTGACGCCGTGCTCAATGTATAGGGTTGGGCAAGTTAGCTGGTCAGTTGGCTTTGCAACAGGCACACCAAGGCATTCTGCCCAGTGTATAGCCCAACCACGCACATGTGACTTAGGCCTTATTGGTATGTTTTGAAATGGGTTGTAAATCATTTGACAAGCCCGATGTGTCGTGGATAAATGTGTAGAGAGCCTGCATTCCAGTGCATGTTGCCTTTGACTAAGTCAGGGTAAGTTTGTTGCAACCTGATCAAAGCAAAGTCATGGACTAAATTTTGCCAAAAGTAGTCCCCCTTGAAGCCATAGACTGCATCATTGGAACGCATGTTGACAATGTGGTGCAACTGACCGGCACGAATGAGCAGCTGGGTACTGTATGTGCACATGAAGTCACGCATGCCGTCGATGACCGAGTCTTCGTGCATTGAAGGTCGGATGTAGATGATCACGGCTTGTCGGCTTTCTTTGTTTGAGACAAGGGAGTCAATTGCTTTATGGAATTGATAGCCGTTCTCAGCGCTGAAGACACACCATCCATAGTTTGAGTTGATCAGTCCTTTTGAACTTGCAACTTGTTGCCAGACTGCAGGCACAGGTGGTGCAATGTCATTGATGTTCAATGACTGACTCACGTACCAACGAAGCTCACGGGCATTCCATTCGGCATTCACCTCACCAAAAATGGATGGCTCATCGGCAATGAATGATGCATTGACAATCTCCAACATTCCAGATTCGTCTGGCTTCATGGCCTTAAACTGGTCTCTGATTCTTTGGACTGCTGTAAGGTATGGTTTAACAGGTTTGAAAGGCTCAATCTGGTCAAACATTTTCTTTCCACGTTCGTAGAATTCTTTGTCTTTTCCGGTGTTGTTATCTTTACTCATTTTTGAACCCCTACAAAGCGGTCGTCTTTATCTTTGTTGTGAGTTGTGTGCTCCATCAAGATAAAGAGTTGGGTTCCAGCATGGGCAAGGTGAGGCAGCCCTGATTCTGGATCAATGTCTTCACCTTGCCAAAAAGCAAAAAGGTGCCTTAGTATTGACCCATAAGTACGTGACCAAGCAACAGTCTCGCCTTGACGGTATGAGTTGGCAAAGTACTTCTTGGCACCAAAGCCAAACACATTGGCAACCTGCATCATTGGATCTATCGGCAGCAGGTCTACTCGCACCTTTGTTGAGTCAAACTTAGGTGCAAAGCCATCTACAATATTGCCATCTGAACTAGGTGCTATGGTCCCATCTGAACTAGGTGCAATCTTGATATTGCTGAGCAAGTTTTCAAGTTTGTGAGTTGCAGGAACTCGGTCAATGATTTGTTTGAGCTCTTCTTCAGGGCCAACCCAACCTTTAGGTTTGACTAGGTCACGCTTGAAGCCACCCCGCTTCTCACCATTTTGGCCAACCTCTTTGGCCATGTTTGCTTTCATGACTTTCTCAAAGCCTTCAAGCAATGGCAGTCCTTGTCGGTCAAGTGTACCGACAGCAAATACGATCAGATCGAGAAGGGCATCATACTCGTCGACCAATGTTGTTGCTGCGTTGTACTCATCAAGTTCCTCTTGCAAGGCTTTGACTCGGAATGCTTTTTCATGAGGTTCAAGATGCCAAGGTAGACCGGCACTGGTCAAACCAAATTTCTGATGCATGGCCTTGACAAGGCCCATAATCCTGCTTTCCATAACTAACTCCTTCGTATTGATTGAACGGGCTTTTCACCCGATCGACGCATTGACCTGCGCTAAGGTTTGTCTTTAGCCAAGCAAGTCAGCGTCTTCTTTGGCAAAGTTGGCAAAGTCATCAGATGCATCAGTGCGACCACTAAAGGCTTCACCGTCTTTGACCTTCATGATGTTGTCCAAAGCAATCGACACACCTTTGCCACCAGTCGGATGCTCCCAAGCGTAAGCTCGGATTGAAGCTCTGTAGTAAGCACCGCTGTAGATCTCATTGGCATCCATGATGGGTTTCAGAGCTGCATCAACAATGCCGGGCTTGTTGTTTGACGTGGCTTGCACGCTATAGCAACCTGCAAATTCTGGCCGATCTTCTTCGTCTCCATTTTTGACAGGTGACTTCATTTTTGGAGGAATTTTGCCCCATTTGGCTTTGCCTGTATCGTCAACCAATTTGTTGAGATCAGTCCAGAATGCATGCTTTTTAGGCAGCGGGATTGTGATTTGATAACGAGCCTTTGCACCTTCGACACCTTTGATGGCATGCGGTTCAAGAATGTGCACAAAAGATCCACGGAACTCAGGGGTAACCAGCTTTGACATTTTTAGTCCTTAAAACGTTGATGAAAATGGGAGTCTTTCCTCCCTGTCATTTGGTCGTTAAACCACATCCATTAGCAACTCACGTGCTTTGTTCTTGAGAGTATTGCCATAGCCAAACCATGCTGCATTCTGGTTAAGGCCGTGATCAACGTGCTCAGTCACAGCATTGAGCAAACCCCAAGCTGTGCCTTCTGCTTCTGGCAGCTCATTGCCGATGGCTTGTCCATTGAACAAAGCCATGATTGATTGAAAGGCTTTTGTCTTTTCTACTGGCACAACTTCCATCTTTTTGATGCCATCAACAAACTTAGTTGATGTTGCGGTAGGCAACAGCTTTTTAAGGAACTCAACTGCAAAGGTTGCATTGATTTGTTGCTTTGCCAGACGGCGTGAGTCGATCAAGAACTTTTCAAAGCCATTGAGAGCAATGCCAAGATCCAGTGCTGCATCCTTTGCGCTAAACTCTTTTGAATGATTAATACGGACCGTGTCGCCAGCCTCAGCTGATGCATAGCCGAGTGTGTTGCTGCACACAACACGGACTGAAGTGAATCGCGCCGTGGTTGCAAGAGTACCGTCATATGATGTTGCCAACAGGACATAGGGTTTAACAACATCCTGGCCAACTATGGTGGCTCCATCATTGACTTTGGCCATTGCCCAGATACGTTTGCCGCCTGAGAGTGCGCCGGCTGATTCCAGTTCAAAGTGATTGTTCTCAGCAAGACGTGCAAAGAAGTCTAAAACATCTGCTGGCTGGACAATGTTGTAGTCTTTGCCAACAACGCCGAGAGGGGCCAACGTGTCTGACCGGTAGAGAACATCCCTGCTAACGTGTGGCATGATGCCAGATTCGGTATTGTACTGGACTGTCGAGCGGTTGACCGTGTGGGTCAAGCCTGCAGCTTTTGCCCATACTTCAATAGACTGACCTGCTTCGAGGATCTGACCGAGGCCGTGCCATGCACCTTTTTTAGCAAGTGCAACGTTAGCTTGACCGTTTGAGAAATCTAGTTCATGTGCCATTTTAGACCTTTTAACATTGAGACGGCGACATTGCCGTGATTGCATTGTACAACACTTTTTGGTCTGTACACAACTATTTTGAGCTTTTTGCAAAATCTTTTTTTGCGGACTGACTTTTGTCCACAGATGACCTCCGGTCTTTCTCAGGGGCAATGGTTGGTTGGCCAACGTCTACTTTGATCAAGGCTGTCATGTCTAGGCTCTCAGCTTTAAGAGCAATCTCCATTTGAGCCACGCTGAGCAAAACTGACTTTGTATAGATCTGGTCATAGCCTTGTTTTTTCAACCACAACTCAGTTTTTGGCACGTCTTGCCATGACCTAGTCTTACGGCCTTCAACAACTTTCCAGCCAGGTATCAGGCCTCCGGTCAGTAAGATGTCTTTTGCTTTAGCTTCCACGGCTTCAACAAACGCGCTGAGCACTGACAACTTAGGCAACCACTCCTCTATGACATCCATTCCAACTGGCTTAGTCTTGAAGTCAATGGCTGCGGCCTCATTGGCTAAGCGGTTCATCTCTGGGCATTTGGCTTTTGCACGGCACCATTTGCAGGCCTTCTCGCTAGCCACAAACTTGTTAGGTTCGTTCTGAATTGCTGCGTAAGAACGCTTTAGTTCTTCAGCAAATGCTAAGAGTTCCTTTAGTTCAATGGTCCAGCTATCGATGCTGTTCATCGGTGGTTGGACGATAGTCATTGTGATTGCGTCTATGTCATAAACAAGGCTGTATTTGAGGTATGCACCCAATGCATAGCAGAGCAATTGAGTGTTGCCATCAGCCTCTACGCGCACCCCGCTGCCGGTCTTGAGGTCAATGACTCTCATCAAAGAACCATCAATGATGATGGCGTCTGCTGTACCCCAGCAATCATTGATGACCTCTGCAAGTGTGACCTTCTCTTCGTAAAACTTGTCACCATTGAGTGCTTGGATATAGTTGACATAGACTTGAACGAGCTCAGCCATTTCACTTGTGATGATGTGGCTGTTGATCGTCTTGCCGACAAACCAGTTTGGTTCAAGGCCTTTAGTCAAGCACAGATCAGACACCTCATGCATTGCAGTGCCCTTCTCTGCATAGATGCTTGAGTCGCCACCTTTGATGTCAGGTTCCAGATGGACGCTGCCAGGGCAAGTCATCCACCTAGAGCTAGCACTCGGTGAGAGCTTAGCGTGCTTCATTGACCAATTCCATAGTTTGTGAGAATTGCTCTTCACCGATCTCGCTGACCTTCTTGACTCCAAGTTCAGCCAGAATCTCAAGGGCTCTATCACGCTTGCCCGCTCCAATCAATTTGGCCATTGCTTGGCGAATGTGGTCAAGTGTGAAGGCTTCAATCTCCACTTGCTTAGGTGCTGCTGCCTTTTGCTCAACGGCTTTAGGGGCTTCTTGCTCAATGGCCTTAGGTGTTGGTGCTTCTTGTTCAACTAGATCAAACAATTCGGCCAGCTCACGCAGCTTGGCTGCAATCAATTTTTCATTCATGTCCGTAGACTCCTTAATGACACTATCAATGACATCCATCTTGGTCAATATCTTGTGTAAGATAATTTCATCGATGGACCCGGTTATCGTCAACAAGTCAATAGTGACATTGTCTTGTTGACCGATTCTATGGCAGCGGTCTGCTGCCTGTTGAAGATCTGAAGGAGACCATGGTGCTTCAACAAATACGACATGGCTTGCTGCGGTTAGGGTCAAACCTACTCCGGCAGCTTTGATGTTGCCTACAAAGACCCTACACTTGGGGTCATTTTGGAATGTTTGGACTGCGGCATGCCTGTCTTCATTCTTGACTGCGCCTGTGACCATGACCGGTTCAAACTCTTTAAAGGCGTCCACCAGCCCATCAATGATGTGGGTGTGATGAGCAAAGACTACAACCTTGTCGATCTGTTCAAGACAGTCTTTGATATAGCTTATAGATTGGTCTAGCTTCCGCTCTGCATTGAGGCGCCTGATGTCACTGATGGCTTCAAACGGAATCGAATCAGGCTTATCAATCTGATCTTGACTGAACTGCTTCTCACGCTTGTCAACTGGCAAATCAAGGGCAATGACCCGATAGCTTTTTGATGGCAAGTCAATGCATTCAGCTTTTGTCATCCGCAGCATGAACGGTTCTAACACTTTGATCAACTCAGCTTTACGGCTTGAGCCACTGAAGTCGTAAGTGTCCCAGGGTGTTTTCCATCCTGCACAGAACCTCATACCAAACTCGAAGTAGCCTAGCTTTGTGGCTCCAATCGAATAGAGTAGAGTCCACAGCTCAATAGGTCGATTGACTATCGGAGTGCCTGTCAACAGGCTGACATTGGTTGTAGTCTTGATCAAACCCATCAACAGTTTGGTACGCTTGGCTTTGTAGTTCTTGATGTAGTGAGCTTCGTCCACTATCAAAGTGACCGGTCTAGGCAGGTCAAGTTTGCCTAGTATGTCATAGTTGACAATGGTTACGTCAAGGCCTTTGATTGGGTCCTTGGGGCTGCGAACAACCTGCACGCTAAGCTCAGGCCTCCACATCTTGAGCTCGGCTTGCCAGTTGAGCTTGAGTGACGCAGGGCACACAACCAATGCAGGCACAGACAAGTCTAGGCTAGACACACCTGTCTTGCCTAAGCCCATGTCAAGCGCAAGAATGGCTTTAGGTCTTTGTCCTAGCCACTGAACGGCTTGGACTTGATGAGGGTACAAGTTCATTTGGCAATGGCCCAATTCCAAATACGAAAGATGAGCATGTTAGCTGCCATACCTAATAAAAGGAATGGCACTAAAACCGCTATGGCAATGAGTGCTAAGAAAACTTTCATTTGATCAAGTTCAAGCATTCTTTTGCACACTGCTTGAGCTCACGAGTTGAGCTGCTGCCAAACGAAATGCCTGTTTCCATCATCTTGTATTGCACGTCTAGTGCAAGCTCAACATCAATCTTGAGCCACTTCATGATGTCTCTAGTGAGGGCGTTCATGCAAGCTCCAAGGCAGTTTGCTTGACTTCGATCTTGTAGCCGAGGGCTTGTGCTTGCTTGAGTGTGTCGCGGCTCAAGGTTGCCTGCCGAGCAATGTCAGCAAAGATCTGTGCAACCGAGTTGGCAGGATAGATCATCTCTTTTCCATAGACATTTTTGATGGTGACGATGAGCGGGTTGTTGGCTGTGAGGACGGTCATGATAGGCTTTCAACATTGAGACGGCGAGACTGCCGTGAGTGCATTGTACAACACTTTTTGAGTGCTGCACAACTATTTTTAATTTATTTTGCGGCAATCATGCGCCGGCACTCAGCGCAGTCACACGGTTCGACCGAGTGCTTGAGGTCTGCCCGCAGCTCCTTCATTGAGTCATATGCATAAGTATGGCATAAGTCAAACAGGTCATGGTTGAACTTCCATCCGCCTGGCAGATTCATGATGAATACTCCAGGTTCATCAGTGTCTACGTCCCTAGCGACATCGAGTTTGAATTTCATGCTTGATCCTTTACAACATTGAGACGGCGATACTGCCGTGAGTGCATTGTACAACACTTTTTGCTTTGTACACAACTATTTTGCAACTATTTTCTTTTAGCCATCGGGGTCCAGTCCTTGATGTCTGGTCTGAGCTGCTCTTTTGTGAATGGTATGGCCTTCATTGAGCCAAATTTTTTGGCCGCAACACGGCCGATCTGGCCTCGTGTGAACCAGTAGGAAACGGTGTTCCGGCTCATCTTGGCTTGCCGTGCCATCTCGGCTTTAGTGCCTATGTGGACTAGGAGGAGGTCTAAGGCTTCTTGACAGTCGGCCTTAAAAGGTTTAAGTTTTTTTTCAATCATGATGTATTGTACATCGGTTTTTTGATGTATGATGTCAATGGGCTTGGGACGAACTAGCTATTCGGCCGACAAGGATGCTTTCCCCTTTCACAGCATCCGCCCAACATACACTTGTGAATGGGCATTGAAAGAAAACCATGGACTCTCCGCAGCCAACCTCTTCAATAGAAGGCCGCGTTTATGACAGCTGTGACGCAACCCGCATTTATCTCTCTGAAGCCATAAAGGCTACATCCAATTTGCCAAAAGGTATGAACAGAACGGCTTTGATCGTTGCGTTCATGGAGATTGGTGTGGCGGCACTCCTTGCCGACCAAGCAAGGGGAAGCCATGCAAACTAAACCTACAGTTTTAGCAGTCTTACCAGAATTTATCCCTCAGGCTCTTAAGGCCATCCCTAGATGGGTCGTTTGGAAGCTAGTGCTTGACGGTAAGAAGTGGAAAAAAATACCGTATCAAACAAACGGTCGAATGGCAAAGAGTACAGACCCTAGTACATGGTCAACGTATGAAGATGCACTAGATGCCTATTTTGTGGATGGTTTTGATGGCATAGGCATCACAATCGATGGCTCTGGTGACTTCCAAGGCATAGATCTAGATGACTGCATCATTGATGGCAAAATGAACCATGTGGCCAATGAGCTGCTAGACCGGGTTGATGGCTATGCAGAGACCAGCCCTTCAGGTGCGGGCATCAAACTGTTCACTCGATCAAACTTAGCCAAGTCAGGCAAAGTTGGTGACATTGAGGTTTATAAGGAGGGTCGCTACTTCACAGTAACAGGTCACACCTTGAACGGTCACGGCCTTTTGCCGGACACTATCCAAGATGTAGGTTGGTTTGTTGAAAAGCATTTTGGGTCTAACGAGGCTCTTGGCCTTGAGTCCTATAAGCCTCAACTGTCAGACTGGGATCTTGAGCGGGTAGAGATTGAGTTGCTGCCATTCATAGGTGACCTTGAGCCATACGACTTATGGCTTCAACTCGGTATGGCTTTGCACCATCAGGGCAGAGGCGGTGAGGAATGGATGGAGTTATGGGATAAAGCCAGCCGAGAAACCGGTTCATACGATCGCCGTGAGTTGGAGTCTAAGTGGGACTCATTTAGTGAACAACACGGTTCAGGAGGCGGTGCCATAACCCTTGCCTCGATCATCAAAAAGGTCATTGAGTTCAAGAAGGCTGAGCAGACCAGGACTTTTGATCGGTGTAAGGCTTTGATTGTTGACGAGACTGATCTTGAGCAGCTCAAGACGGTGGTAGTTGAGGCAATCAAAGCCGAACTTGGTCTTGACCACATCAGTCGCAACGTTTTGGCAGGCATCCTAAAGACCAAGTTCAAGGACCTGAACTTTCCAATCTCGATTGGTGACGCAAAGAATCTGATCAAACCAAAGATTCATGAGGGTGTACCAGAATGGTTAGGTGATTGGGTTTATGTCACACATGAAGACAAGTTCTTTAATGTGAATAGCAAAAGGAAAGTCTCGCAACAAGGTTTTGGTGCAATGTTCAACCGGTTTTGTGGTGATGACTCAGCAGCTACATTGTCCTTGGATCTGTTTAGGATTCCTACTCCGGACAAGATCATCTACTTGCCTGCTGCTGATGATCTGTTTGAGCTCAATGGGATTGAATGTGTCAATGAATACAACAAGAACAGTCCGCCAGATGTGCCTGCTTCTTTGAGTGCAGGCGATCTTAAAGCCATTCAGGTTGTGCAAGCCCATCTGTCAATGATCTTGATTGAACAACATGCCGTAGAGATCATGCTTAGTTGGATGGCTTACTGCGTTCAGAATCCAGGGTCTAAAATTCGATGGGCTCCGTTGATCAAAGGCATTGAGGGCGATGGCAAGTCGGTGCTTGGCAACTTGATGATGGGTGTGATGGGTATGGCCAACGTAGGCATTGTGTCACCCAGTGTATTGGCAACTGGCTTTACGAGTTGGGCAGCAGGCAGGTGCGTCAACGTGCTTGAGGAGATTCGGATGGTTGGTCACAACCGTCACGACGTGCTGAATACCATAAAGCCGTACATCACCAATGATCAGGTCACAATACACCCGAAAGGGATCAACGAGTATGTGGCACCAAACACGGTCAACTACATTGCATTCACAAACCACCATGATGCCCTTCCACTTGAGGATACGGACCGCCGATGGTGGGTTCAATTCACACCTTTTAATGACCAACATGAGTTGCTCAAGGTTGCTGATTCGGACTACTTCAGCAATCTGTTCAATGCCATAAAAGATCATTCACCTGGACTCAGGAAGTGGTTGCTTGAGTACCAACTCAGCCCATTGTTCAATCCGAAAGGCCAAGCACCATCATCTTTAGCTAAAGACCAGATGGTCAGTTTGAACGTAAGTGAGGATTTTGGGGTTGTAAAAGAATTACTACTAGAAGGTGGTTACGGCTTTAATGATCAAATTTTGTCTAGCCGCCACTTCACAACAGCGCTAAGTTTTGTTGAAAATATTGAAGTGCCAAAGACCATTTCGTTGAACAAAATCTTCATGAAACTTGGCTATTCTGCGCTTGGACACCCTGTTAAATGGGAAGGGAAGGCTTGCACAATATGGCTAAAAGGTTCGTACTTGAAAATGTTTAAAGGGATGGAAAAATCTGAAGTGAACGAACAAATTAGAAATTTATTGGAAAAAACGCAAGGCAAAGACCTTTTAAGCTGAATGTCCCGAACTAAAGCTATCTCGAACCTCAATTCGAACCTGAATTCGAACTAGCTTAAGCTATTGATTTTTATACATATTCTACTTAAAAGGTTCGAAGTTCGAAATAATACTATAAAGTTGACAGCCGGCAGGAATGTATATATGAACCAAAAATAGTATATATATCTGCCGGTGGGGATGGACTTCAATAAACCTCGAACCCCGAACCCCGAACCTGGAAATTTAGTGACCGAAAATAAATGGTTGTATACAAACAAGTTAAGTCTAAGTCAGAGTCTAGCGAGCAAACGACCCTAGTTGCCAGGGTGCGCAGCTTCCATCCTGACCTGGTTTTTATGAGCATTCCAAACGGAGGCAAAAGGGAAATCCGAGTAGCTGCGCAGATGAAGCGCGAAGGCGTTTTGGCCGGCGTGCCTGACCTCTTTCTGGCAGAACCGAGGCGCGGTGCTCACGGTTTGTTCATCGAGATGAAGAAGATTGGCGGTCGAACAAGCAACAATCAGGATTCGATCATCGACAAGTTGAAAGAGAAAGGGTATTGCGTGGTAGTATGCGAAGGCGCAGACGAGGCTTACAGTGAGTTTCTGCGGTATGTCTATGGTGATCAACCTCCTGCGTGGCTTAAGCGCTTCGTGGATCATCCTGGCAAGACCTAAGCCATAAAGCGTGGTGCTACATTTGTGATAAAATCTAAATTAGAACGTCTGGCCGAAAGGGTTTGATTTATGACACAATTACGAACAAAAGGCACGCCTGGTAACAAACCAGGTAGCCAAAAAATGCCCGGTTCAGGGCGACAAGTTGGATCGGTAAATAAAGTGACGCTGACTGCAAAGTTGGCGATAGCTGAGTTTGTCGACGGCAATGCGCACAGGCTCGAAGGTTGGCTTGACAAAGTTGCTAACGGAGATGTGCTGGTTGACAAAGATGGCAAACAAGTCTACGATCAAGACGGCAACACGATCTACGTGACTCGGCCAAACCCTGAACGTGCGTTCAACTTGTTCCAATCGGTGGTTGAGTACCATGTGCCTAAGCTGGCTCGCAGCGAGATCAGCGGGCCTGGCGGTGGTGTGATACCGATTGCTGCAGTCGATCTCAAGGGACTGAGTGACGTAGAGCTTGACACGATGCAAAGATTGATGAGCAAAGCAGCAGGCCAATGAACGCACCACTCAGCCCGGTTGCAATGCTTGACATGATCAAGCATGAGCAAGACCGCCGCCGAGCTGAGGGTTGCTTGTATGACTTTGTCAAGCAATCGTGGCATGTCGTAGAGCCGGGCATACCGTTTGTTCAGAGCTGGCACATTCAAGAGATCTGCGAACACCTTGAAGCCATCTCGTCTGGCGACATTCGGCGGCTGCTTATCAACATCCCGCCGCGGCATTCAAAGTCGACCATCGTCAGCGTCATGTGGCCGATGTGGGAATGGCTGACAACGCCAGAACAGAAGTTCCTGTGTGCAAGCTATGCAGGCAATCTGAGCATCCGTGACAACCTGAAGGCACGGCGCTTAGTGCAGTCTCCTTGGTATCAAGAACGTTGGGGCAGCCTGTTTGAACTGTCAGGCGACCAGAACGCCAAGCAACGGTTTGAGAACAGCAAGACCGGTTATCGCATAGCCACATCGCCTGGCGGCACGGCAACAGGTGAAGGCGGTTCTCGTTTGGTCCTTGACGATCCGCACGGAGCACAAGAAGCCCAGTCAGACGCCATGCGTGAGAGTACTTTGGATTGGTTTGACATGGTCTGGTCGACACGGCTGAACAACCCCAAGACTGATGCAATGGTGGTTGTGATGCAGCGACTGCACGAGCGTGACATCAGCGGCCACATCCTTGATGACATCAAAGGTTGGGAACACGTTTGTATTCCTGCCGAATGGGATGGCAAGGTGCGCAGGACCGTGCTAGGTCCATACGATCCGCGCACAAAGAAGGGTGAACTCATCTGCCCTGAGCGCTTTGGAGAGAAAGAGATTACAGCCCTCAAGCAGCTACTCGGCACATACGGTACAAGCGGGCAGCTGCAGCAAGATCCTGTGCCGAGTACCGGCGGCTTGCTCAAGACATCCTTCTTTGAGCAGTGGCCACATAATGAGCGATTGCCACAATACGAGTACATACTGCAAAGCTATGATTGTGCATTCACGGAAAAGACCACAGGCGACCCGACGGCATGCACGGTCTGGGGTATTTTCACTCACAAGAAAGAGCGGCATTGCATGCTGCTTGATGCTTGGGACGAACATCTCAGCTACCCTGACTTAAGAACCAAAGCAGTCAAGGACTGGACAACTGAGTACGGAGGCGACAATAACAACGGAGCCGGCATGCCAACCCGGGCTCGACGACCTGACCGCATCTTGGTTGAGGCCAAAGCCAGCGGGCAGTCGCTACTTCAAGACTTACGTTTAGCCAGAGTGCCTGCTGTAGGGTATAATCCTGGCAACGCAGACAAGATCAGCCGTGCGCATCAAGCCGCACCCACTTTGGAGCTTGGACTATTGTGGATACCCGAGTCAAAGCGCAACCCTGGACAGCCTGTCAGCTGGGCAGCGGCGTTCATCAAACAGCTTACCAAGTTCCCTTTGGCCGAGCATGATGACTATGTTGACACGTTCACGCAAGCCATCATCTACCTCAAGGATGATGGATGGTTCGAGCTGCCACAAGCCAAAGACGTTGATGAACCACGGCCTAAGAGCAAAGACAAGGTGAACCCCTATGCCGCTTGACCCTCTTGACGAGTTCTCGCCCCCACGCTATCGGTCTGCTGGCCGTAGGCCTGAAGCCAACAACGACAGAATTGCCTCCGCCAATGCCCCACTATCTGCACTCAGAGGATACGCCGCAGGAACCGCAGGATTGCCCGGAGACATTGAAGGACTACTGCGTTCAGGCATCTCCCAACTGCCGCCACAACTATTGACAGCCTTTCCTGCGCTCCGTGCATTTGGCATTGGCAGCCGCGCAGACCCTACGCCGCAGCTACCAACCACAGATTTCTACAACGAATATCTTCCTGGTGCCAATCTAAATCAAACCCCTACCGGTAAAGCATTTACTTCAGCCGGCAACTTGCTTGGCGGCACGGGGGCTACAAGCATTGCTAGGCTAGGCATTAAGAGCACCGCCGAGTTGGCTGACTTGGCTGCAAGGATAGCCGCTGAGGCACCCCGATCAGGCAGCCGCGCGGCACAGTTAGGTGTTATTAAGTTACCTGGCGGTAACCAATTAAAGGGTAGTTTTGAGAATTCGTTGAAAGGGTTAAAAACCGATGTACCTGCGTTTGACTTTTCTGAAGGCAGAAATATAAAACAAGCGGAAGGCAATTTTATTGAACAAAACTTTCCAGGAATCAATCAGGAATACTCGGACGCTTTTCGTGCTTCTGGAATGCACTCAATGCACTACGCAAAAAACCAAATTCCATGGTTAAAAGAAAATCATCCAGAAATCATAGAGTCGTTATTGACAGGCAAAACAAAAGATCAGGCACTCAACAATTGGATTGACAAACAACTAACCAGCTATATGAAGAACGATATGGCTACCCCTGGCGACCCAATCCGGGCCTTAGCTGAGCGGGGTATAACCTATGCTGAAATGGCGCCGCTTAATACTTATTTGAGCGACGTACTGGGCCGTCGTCGAGAATCCGTTGGCTTTCCTGCTAAGGGTTTTGGGCAATCAGAAGCAGCTCAACGTTGGGAAGCAGCTGCTGACGAGGCTATTCATAATGCCCCTGCTAGGGAACGGCTCAATACTACTATTTCAGCATCAGAAAAAAACCTATTGGAAAACCCATGGTTAGCTAAAGTTCCACCAGAGACAATGACGTATGGTGCTTACGCTAACTCCGGACAACAGTTAGGTTTCTCGCATCTCATAGACGAACTTCGTAATGCTACAGATTTAGCCAGTGGTCTGCCGTCTAATTTACGTTTAAAATCTAGTAGCTTGCCACAATTAAGTGTACCTCAAGCTGTTGAGCGTGTCAGCCAGATCAACGCGTGGCGTGCTGCAGAAGCCATTAAAGCTGAAAAAGCAGGCATGATGGGCAACCTTAGTGCAAATTCCCGTCTTGAAGATCCAACAACGCAACTGTCGTTTGTTGACAAGCCCGGAATGAAATGGGTCGACATTCCAGAAACAACTGACAAGATTGGGTTGAACCTATGCACTACCATTGGTAAGCAAGGTGGTTGGTGTACTCAAGGCGAAGGGCGAGCTAAGAGTTATGGCTCTGGACCCAATAGACTCACTACTTTGATAGATGCCGATGGTCGTCCCCATGCACAAGCAAAGATTACATCCATCCCTTATAGCGGGGACATCATGGATGACGTTGACGACATAATGCAAACAATGTCTGCAGCAGAACAGCGCAAATTCAATAAGTATATAGGCTCTGACGAATTTGCACCGCATGGTGACGTTGATACGGAAGAAGTATTGGCATGGTTGCAAAGCAACATGCCTAAATCTTACAAGCGCTACCTTGCATCAATAAGCGGTCCACCCAATATTACCGAGATGAAGCCTGTTGAGAATACTTTCTCCAGTGAACGAGCACTAGAGTACAAGAGTCGCGACCCACAATATCAAAACAAAATCACAAACTCAACGTTAAAGTTCCTCAACTCCGGTGAATGGGGCAGTGTAACTGATTTGGACCACTTCAACATTGTTGATTTAAAGGATACCCATAGCGTTCAGAAGGCGTTAAGAGAAATTCTAGACACTGACCTGCCAAAAGATCGGATTGACAAGTTTAATTACGCAGTTAACTTTAATCCTGAAGCAAATCGGTTTATGTCAACAAGACAGTTTTCTGAATTTCTTGAGCCGCCTGAAGGCTTTGCCAAAGGCGGCTTAGTCCATATGGCTAAAGGCGGCGCAGTCCACATGGATGAAGGCGGCGCAGCCTTTGGCGTGTTCCCGCAGATGAAATCACGTCGTGCGCAGCAAGACAGAACCGCTGCAGCTAATGCACCATTGTCAGCACTGAGGGGTTGGCTAGCAGGCACCGCAGGATTGCCAGGGGACATTGAAGGATTGGCTCGTGCAGGCATCTCCCAACTTCCTCCACAACTATTGACCGCCTTCCCTGCACTTCGCGCATTTGGCATTGGTAGCAGGGCTGATCCTACCCCTCAGCTGCCCACCACCGAGTTCTACAATGAGTACCTGCCTGGTGCTCAGCTTAATGAAACCCCGACAGGCAAGGCGTTCACCACTGCAGGTAACTTGCTTGGCGGTGCAGGCTCTACAACGCTTGCTAGGTATGGTATTAAGAGCGCAAAGGCAGCAGGCCAAGCATTAGGGCCGACAGCTGTGCGAATTGGTGAGGAATATTTGCAACGGCAAGGGCTGATGCCCGGCGTCATTAAAGATCCGGGCGGGAACTTTCTTAAGGGCGACATTGAAAATATTGTTAGGCCGATGAAGCGAGTCAACTTAGCAGACCCTGAATTGTATTTTCAGCAAACCGGGCAGCGTATGCCCATGGCTCAAATAAATCAAATCGAAGCCCTCAACACCTTCATTGATAAGAAGATTGTGCCATACGTTAAGAATGAGATGGCCACACCTGGCGACCCGTTGCGTGCTATGGCCGAGAAGTATGCCGTGGACAAACCTGTCAAGTTGGCTGAGGTGCAAGGCCGAATTGATGCCTTTGCCGCCAAAATGGAACAGACGGCTAGGGAACGTGGAGTGCCTGTTGGGGATCTAACCTCTATGCGCCAACAGATGATTGGCTTGGAGAAAGAAAAGGCATTGGTGGAAGCTAGGGAGGGGTTGCACTTTACGCCTGATGAAGAATCTTATCAACAGAACTACTATGCTAATCGCAAAAAAGCAGGTACGTCACCCGGCGGCATCGGCCAATCCCCATTGGCTCAAAGTTGGGAGAATGTATCCGATTCAGCTTTGACTGTTGATACTGCCGGTAAATTGTTAAATTATAAAAGTGAATATCCTGAAACATGGTTAGCTAAAGTCCCACCGGAGACAAAAGTTTATTCGGCACGCGGCACGCTTATTGAACGCGCAGGCTTTGACCACTTAGTTGACGAGCTACGCAACGCTACCAACCCTGAATCTGGATTGCCTAAAAACCTGCTCATTGACCCTGCTGACTTGGGCAAACTCACTATGCCGCAAGCCGTTGACCGTGTAGCTGACATCAATGCTTGGCGTGCCACTCAGAAGATTGAAGCCAATCAGGCAATTGCCAACAATGCAGCTACGCAAGTGGTCAAGGAGTATCCTGAGCAAGGTTTGAAGTGGGTGGAGTTGAGGGCTCCTAAAGATGCAAAAAAGGAAACCAAAGCAGCATTAACAGATAGTGATAAAGACAACATTCGTGCAGAAGCAGAAGAAGAAGCATGGACATTAAAAGACGACGGAGACACCCGCGAAATTGAAGATATCTACAATGACGTTTACGCACGTATTGAAGCAGATTTCTCTCCATCTTACCAGTATGACAGTGTAAAAGTTCTTGAAGACGCCCTCAAATACGAAGGCGACACCATGCAGCACTGCGTTGGCGGGTACTGCCCCGATGTGGTTGAAGGTCGCTCCCGCATCTACAGCCTGCGTGATTCCAAAGGCCAGCCTCGTGTGACGATTGAGGTGAGTTCAGTAAGTCAAGATGTGCAAGACGCAGGTAATATTCATGATTTTGCTATGAACAGAGGGTTGTTGGTAAGACAACCTAGTACGAAAGCAGCTTACGAGCAGTATCTAGCTGAAAACAAATTACCTCAAGAGAGTATTGTTCAAATCAAAGGCTTCAGGAACAAAAAACCCGCTGATGAGTTCTTGCCATTTGTGCAAGACTTTGTCAAGTCAGGCAATTGGTCTGAAGTTAATGACTTGAAAAATGCAGGGCTACATGATGCCAGGGCTGCTGGTAAGGCTATAGAAGGTCGCCCCGCATTCATGACTGATGAGGAGCTAAAGGCGTTTCAGGCTGAGTTTGCCCCTAAGCCAGAAGGTATGGCCCAAGGCGGCTTAGTCTCAAACCATTTTGACCCGATTAAAATCAAACAGATCATTGCCGGCTTGGATGATGAGTATGATCCTGAAAACATCCAGCAAATAATTGCGCAACGTGAAAGTGCATATGCCTAAAAA